TATACACCCCGTAACCAGGATCGGGCAGTGCAAATTCCCAGATGCGCATTTATTGACACCATGACTGTTTGGTTTCACCGTAGTATTCACGGGCCAGGCCGTTCTTTAACAGCCCCTGGCGCACGCTGCGACCATCCACCAGGATGTCGCCCAGCACTCGTCCACCAAACTTGTCCCAACCGTACAAGGTGACCTGGAACTTTTGGCCTGATGCCACCAACTGTCGGGTCCAGGCCGAGGCGGCCTCACCGCGCTGTGCTTCGCTCGGACATTGTGCTCTATGGCCTTTTTCTGGTGTGTCCACTCCAAAGATCCTCACCGCCAGTTCAGGTTTGAGCGGCGCGGGCAGGAAACGCGCAGAGATCACGATGGTGTCACCATCACTTACACGCAAGATCTGCGTGTCGTAGGTCACGCCTTGTGGTTGCTTCTGGGCATACGCAGAGCCTATCATTGCGAGCACGGTCATGATCATCGCTGCTATGGTTTTCATCTTGGATATCCTTGGAAGGCCCGTATGGGGCTCTGTGTGGCCACGAAATCAGGTTCGTGGCTTTGGGCATCACCCACTGGCTGTTTGCCGCCGGGTGTGCGGGTCATCTTCAGCGCGGCATCTATCACGGGCGCGATACTGGCCGTGGTGCCAACCACCACCGCATGTTCTCCGAAAGCTGTTTCTGCGGACCATTCGGGAATGTAGGGATCGATGCCGGTATTGGCTGGATTCAGCGCACTGGCATAATCGCTGCGCGCCCTGGCCATGGCCACACCCATCCTGTAATTTTTGTAGGGATCGCTGGCACTGAGTCCGGGCAGCACATAGGTATGGCGCATGGGAGCGCTGGATTCCGGTGGTAGAGACCGTTGTTCTGTCACGAACTCGCGCGCTCTCATCTGGGATACCCCTGGAATCCTTTGATAGGGCTCTTGACATTGCCACCCGGTGGTTCTTGGCTGCGCATGTCGCCGCGGTTGAGATCCTGATGTATGCTGCCCACGGCTTCATAGGCCTGCCGCAGCATGGCCGCTTCTTCTTCAGTGTAAGGCAGAGCGATGTCGTAGTTGTGCGCCCATGATGCGCTGGGGACATCTATGGGATTCACGCCATCTGCCGCGGCCACGGCCATCATCACACGATGCAGCTCATAATAGCGATCGCGACCGTCGGCATCTTTGAAACGATGCAGACCACGGGTGCCGTATCGCTGCCGCTTGGTCAGCCGGCCTTCGGGACCTTCTTGCAGGAACTCTCGGGCTCGCACCGCTAGACTCCGTAGTTGCTATCTGCTCCCAACTGAGCTGCTGTGGTAGGCCGCACGGCCACTAGACCGGACGAGGTGGTGCCGATTTCCTGCGCGGTGAAGTTCGCCCCAGAGATGGTGAGCTGATTGCCCACACCCACCCAAACATCCGAGCTCCAGTTGGCCGGCACAGATGTGGCATTGCTGTAGAGATTGCCGGTGTCAGGTGTGCCATACAGGATGTTGACCTGATAGGTCACGGCTGTGTTGCCCGTGGTGATGCGGCATTTGTCGGTGTTCCATGCCAGACTTGAAACTGTGGTGTATACATTGGCCATTTTACAAACTCCATTTTTTGTGTAACCATTTTTTCACTAGGTCATTAGTGGTTCCTACTGCTATGGCTATGTTTCTTATTGAATGACCTTGAGATCTCAAATGATAAATTTGATCGTATTGATCTTTGCTCAAAGATCGTCTTGTCAAGGCGCTTTTTACAATTTGTTCTCTGGTAGGCTTCACCCAGGGTTTTTTCATGCCTTGATGTGCCATGGATATTTTGGCTTTGCTTTCTTCCGAATGCTTTTTGTCCTTCATCCGATCATAATTCTTCGGTATGCCTTTCTGGGCTATGCTCCTAGCCAGATTGGATTCCTCGGACATCACGATGCCGTTGTTGCCATCGCCGCCTTTGGTAGCGTTGTATCCTTGCTGATAGGAATCAAACTGTTCAATCAGTTCTATCTCTTTGCATTTTGCTTCTTCTACAGATGCCACCTCCAGTAGGGTCTCCACCTGCCAACAATCTAGTCCATGCTTACGGATCGCATTGTAAAACTTTCGATTGTCACGGTTTTTCAAGGCATCATCTTTGTGTCTTTGCCATCTGTCAGCCACAGTTCTACCAGTCCAGCCGATGTAGCATTTGTCGTTTTCGAGATTGGTGATTTTGTACAGGTATGCCATATTACCAGGAACGACATGCCCAGTAACGGGCCGATGTTTTAGGACCGGGATTGTCACACCGGTGGCGAGCACGGAAACTTTTTCGCCGGGCTGGATTGGATTTTTTGATCTTCATGTTGGGATCGCCAAATGATACTTTTCTTATATTTTTGGTCGTTGGATCCTTGACATACACATAAAATTTCTTTGATCCGCCGCGTTTTGGTTTATTAAGTTCCACCTTGCGGCCTTGGTATTCGGCTTCTTGCACGGGCGCCGTGGCCGCACGCACGCGGAGCCTTTTCATCTGCCCATTGGTGTCTATCTCATAAAAATGCATGTCTGCATCTCGTATGCCTGCCATCTTTTCGGCCTGTTCGGGACTGTGACCGCTCTTGATCGCGCGGTTATAGGCATCGGCCTTCTGCTGATCATAACCCTCATTGATTTTGTCTGCTCGCTCTGCGTCACGCATGGCTGCCCGGTTTGCTTCGATGTCTCGATCCAGCTCTGCTCGACCAGATGCCGGCGATTGCATCCCAACTGCCCGACCCGCCTGTTTGATGTTGCCCTGCAAGTTGTCCATAGCTCTCTGCCACATGGGTCTGTCGCCGTGTTTGGGTTGTGTATCGGCCTCATCTAGCTGGCCACCAAAATCATCTGCGATACGGTCCATCAAGCGATCCAGGATCATGTCAGAATCATCATCGGGATGCAAGCGGAAATCTCTGGCCACATCCGCATACATGTCCTGCACCATCTCGCCTGCTGGCGATGTTGAAGTCAAGAGATCATACAGCCGATCATAGTCACCGGCATCAGCGATCTCGGCCAGTTCGGTGGCTACATCTTTCATGGCACCCTCGTCCACAGTGGTGGCTGTTGTGGGATCTTTTTCTGTGCCCACAGGTGCTAGATCCGCGGCCTTGGCTGCCAAGGGATCGGTGCGTGCAGCATTGGGGTTGGGCTGGATGGGGACGGTTTCTGCGATGGTCACTCCGGCCAGTTCTAGCATGCGCGGCATGTAATCTTCATTCGTGGGCTCATCTGGTTTCTGCGCCATGGCCTGGCGCATGCCTCGACGGGCTAGATGCCGTGCCCGATGTTTTATAGGGTTGCCAAACTCGTCGCGGTCACTGGCATCACGATCGGGCGTGAATGGTACATCATCGTCAGCATAGAGTTCCACGATACGATCCATTAGGATATCAAGATTGCGATACTGGTCATGGCGGAATCCTCGCCCCTGGCGCTCCATGTCAGATTCGATCTCCTGCATCATGTGCTGGAGATATTCAGCGGTCTTGGAGCCCAGCTCGCCCTGCAGGCCATCGATCAGGCGGCCTTGGTCACCACTGGCTGCTATGTCACGGAGATCGATATCGATCTCGCTCATCACACCTTCAGCCACGGTGTAGCCCATGGCCCTGCTGGAACCTACCGCTCCGTAGCGACCTATGCGCTCAGACAGCAGGCCGCGCTGTTTCATCACTGCTGCGGCCGATTCAGAGATCTCCAACACGATGTATTCACCATCCGATTCGAGCACACGGCCTTCCACCAGCTCGTCAGGTGCCAGCTCGATGTCAAGCTCATCGCCCTCACGGGGGCTATCGGCCCAGTGTTCTGTTTCAGCGAAATAGTGTCGCAGGCTCTGCATCACTGGATCCTCTTGTAGAGATCCATCAAGCGGTTCTGCATCTTCTGCTCGATGTCTTCTGCCACAGCACCAAGGTTCAGCTGACCTGAAGCACCTTTGCTGGCCAGGCTGCGCATGGCCAGGGGATTGTCTGCCGGATTGTTGGGGTTGCTCTGCAGCTTGGGACCGTTGAGTCCGCCGCTCACGCCATAGTCTCTGGTATCACCCAGTTCGGCATATGCAGGTTCTGGCGAGTTGGCCAGTTCCTCTTCTACCATGTCGCGGCCTGCGCAACCGGCTTCGTGCATGCCCTCGTGCCCACCGCATACTTTGCAGGTGCTGCCAGAGGATCCGCCGCCGAGGCCCGCCATCTTCAATATGGCGGCCAGCTGGTCGGCTTCTTCGTCTGTGGCGCTCACAGTGAGACTCTTTTTACCTGTTTCGTCCACGCTCATGTTGATGTTCATGCCTTCTGTGAGCATGGCGAACTTGCGATCGAAACTTTCTGCGATCTGGCTCTCATACACACCTTTGCCAAACTGCATGCCGCCTTTCTTGGCTTTGGGTGTGTCAGTGCTTACAGCCACTGAACCTGACACCGTGGTCTCGTCCATTTCTTCTTTGTCTTCCTCTTTTACCTTTTCAGGTAGACCTTTTTCTTTGGTCTTGGCGAACTTCCGGAGTTCACCGGAGGGCATCTTGGCCATCTCTTTGGAGGCACCGCGCAGTTCCGACTTGGGTATGTCGCCTTTCTTGGCCGCGTAGGCGATGCCGGCAGCGGCACGCTGGGCCCGGCTCACGGCCTTTTCGGCTACCAACTCTTCGTCGTCCACTTCCACATCTACATCCATGTCCTCTTCATCGGGATTGGCTTTCATGTAATCGCGAGCCGAATCGATGTACTCCTTGGCCAGGGTGATCTTCTTTTGCACCCACTCTGGCAGGTTCTCATCATCGTCCAGGATGTCCTGCAGTTCCTGTGCAGCATCCTCGATGGTGCGGGCTTGGCTCTTGGCCATCTCGCCTTCCTCGTCGTACTCGTCTTTGTCGTAGTCTTCCGACACATCTTGTCTCAGAGCCGAATACACAGCCTGGACAACTTGTTCGTGCTGGCGGTCAGAGAGATCAGACAACTGTTCTGCCACTTGTGTGCGTATCTCTTCGATATCGGCATTGGCAAAATCCTCGTCGTAGTCATAGTAGGTAAACTCACGAGTTTTGCCATCAATCTTCATTGTGAATACTTGTTGATCCAGATCATACTCTTGACCCAAGATTCTGACATCTTCCGACATGCGCAAGAGCTTTGAACGGCCCGAGGGACCTTTGGCTCCGAGGGCGCGTTTGGCACCTTTAGGGCGACCACGACCGCGTTTCACGACATTGCCTTCCGCATCCTGCTCTTCGGACGCATCCACGGGCTCTAGGCTTGTGACCTTGCGACGGCCATCCATTTCTTGGTAGCGCTTGCGGGTGCCATCCCTGAAGGTGACCACATAGTCATCACTGCGGCCTTCCACATCGGCACCAATTTTCTTATACATCTGTTTCTTGTCAAAGAAATCAGCAAAACCTTCGTCCATGCGCTGCTCGTCTGAGGTATCACCGGTCACACGATAAACTTTGCCATCAAGTTTGAAGGTGGGTTTGCCGGCACGGATCGCTGCCAGCCTGGCTCCTGTAAAGTCGTTGCCTTCGCCCATGTCTGCTTCATCCATCTTGTCGTGCTGGGCACGGATCCGGGCCATCTTTTCTTTGCTGGCACCGGCGCGTCCGGCCTTCTGTAGGGCAGCCATTCCTTCTTTGCCATATTTCTTCTTGCCGAGATAGGCCTGTAGAGCAGACTCTTCCATGTCAGCTTCATTTACATCTTCTTTAGCACGCAGTTTGGCCAGCACGGCACCGGCCACTTTCTCGCCGCGCTCTTTGCTGCCATAACGCTCGCCCGCTGACTTGGCTATTTTTGCGAATGTCTTGCCGGGCTTGCCGATGTCCTTGCCGGCACGCGCGGCCTTGGCCGAGTAACTGGCTTCGTCTACTTCCTTGGCGGCCTTGCTGATAGGTTCGGTGCGGTCACCGTCACGGTCGATGTCAGGAAAGTCGGGTTTGAAGCTTTTGCCTTCCAGCAGGTTCATTTTTTCAAGTATGTCGTACATGTTGTTCATCATGGGTTCCTTATGTCCTGAAGCCGGTGGCTGGTCGAGGTGGTCGTTTTACTGTGCTCATAGGGCTCTTCACTCCCATGGGCAGATCGTTTGTGGTCTCGGCTGGAGGAGTTCGGCCTCCTGCCACGGTCCATACAGCATCTTCTGCTGAATTACGCACTACCTGCTTGTCCTTGCCCACGGCAGAGTAATCTCGGATCAATTCTTTCTGTTCTTTGGTGTCGGCAGGATAGTCTGTGAGCAAAACAGGAGATCCCTGATCCTCGATGCCCATGAGTTCGGCATCCATGCCTTCGGCCCAGTGGGTTTCATTGATCGAGATGCGATCCGGATCTAGGCCCAACAACTGTGCTATCTGTTGGATCTGCGGTGGTATGGCTGGATAGCGAAACACCACATCCATCATGTTCACGGCTTGGTTGTTGAAAGCAGGAAAGTCTTTGGGTTTGGCCAGTATGGGTGTGGTTTTCACATCACCTATTGACACCGGATCAAACTTTTTCAAGCGGACCTTGAACTCTTTGACGAAATCGCCGGGCAGATCTCCCACGATCTTGATGCGGTAATCAAAGGTCTTCTCGCTCTCTGTAAGATATTGTGCGAATGTTTTCATGTCAGGATTCCTTGGTGTATTTATGGGCTGCGGTGTTTTGTGCGGTGGGCTGCACATCCAGTACGCGGCGCAGGAGTTCGTTGCGATCCAACACTGTGCCTTCAGCGGTGGTCATTGCCACACCGTCTGCACCGCCTTCTCTGTCCAGTTTGAGCTTGCGCATCTGCAGATCGATCATCTTGAGCTTCTTGTTCATCTTGGCCGTCTTGGCTGTTATGGCATGCCCCAGCATGGTGCTGGCCACGGCGAAGATCTCGGAACTGTATCGGCTGTCGACCTGCATGCCAAGGTTCATGAGATCATCAAAACTCTCCGTGGCCCGGCTGGCAAGATCGTCCATCTCTGTGTCGCTTGCTTCTAGTCCGCGGACCGCTGGAAGGGCTGCTTCGATCTTGTCAAGAGCAGCCAGAGCTTCTGGCAGGACGGGCAACTGCGCCGCATCGCTTGCAGTTTGGCTGTCATGGTCGGTGATTGGTTCATCTAGGTCTTGGCTTCGGGGTAGGTCAAAGAGATCTTCTAGTTTCTGGTTCTGTGGCAGGCTCATAAGCCTATTTACCGTTTTTTTCCTCGCCGGAAAAGATGCTCTTCGTTCAGCACCCGGAACACGATGCCAGACCGTTTACACCAGGCCTGGGCCGCTTGCCATTTGTAATGATTGATGGCCACTATCATGCGATCTTTTTCGCTCATCCGGCCTTCGATCATGCTCTGTTTGCGTGGTTTGATCTCCACCAGTTCCGAACAGATCTTGTTATTTTTGGTACGATACCGCAGGAACACGTCCGGCACATACATGGTCATCCGGCCGGTGAAGGGGTGCCGATAGGGTATGGAGATAGCTTCGCTGGCCCATTCCAGGATGTGATCGTTGTTGTCACAGAACTGGAAGAAAGCCCACTCCCATCCCGAACGATAACGGGGGAATCCTTTGCCTATGTATTTTTTAGGGTTGAGAGGTCGGTACACACCTTGTGCGAACTGGCTCATGGCAACACATTGCGTGCCACATAAGCATTGGGTGTGACCGGTTCGTTCACTCCCAGCAGGGTGGCCGGACTGCGCAGACCGTTGAGATAGTAGGCCAAGGTGGCCGTGAGCTGGATGGTGTCTAGACCTTGGAGCTGTGCCAAGATGTCCAGCACAGGTACTTCGGTTTCATCTGCGATACGGAACAGCGTGGTAGAGAAATTTTCCGCAGCCTCTGCGGTTCGGAACACACTAAGCATGTAACTGTTCACGATGTCCCAGGTGTTGGCATCTACTTCTATGGCGAAGTTGTAGAAATCATCAAACACCCGCACAGTGAGATCGACGGCTGGATTGATCGCGTTGACTGTGCCCATTATCTTGACCTGTTAGGAGTAGGAAATATGGGACCCACGGTGCGATTATTGGTTGTGCTCTGGATGCCCGGCTGGGCCCGTACCTGTCCCGGAATGGTGTTGCGCAGCACTTCTTGCACTCCGGCCCGGGTCTCTGCGCGAGCGATAGCACCAAGATCTCGGCCTTTGAATGTTTCGTAAGCACGTCCAGCTTTCTGCACAGCACCGATCAAACTGGTCACCGATCCCGTCTGCAGATCTTGGTAGATACCAATACCAGCATCCAAAAGACCGCCCTGTCCCAAGATGCTCTGTGTACCACCCGGACGATTCAGCGGGCTGGGGCCCTGATCGTAATGTTCGGGGCTGGCAAATCCCTGCACGTTGGTATCTGACCGCACTTTGCCGATGGCACCAGAATAATATTTCACGGTCTCATACTGGATGGTCATGGTGTTCTCCATGATACCGTTGCCTTGATAATAATCATATTGGTCATGATTCCAGTCTGTAATGATAGGATTGATCAGCACATACTCCACGAACTTGTGCTGATTGAAACCATAGATTGATATGTCTCTGAAAAAAGCAGGTTTACCACCTGTACCGTTTGCACCCGCGGTGCTGTTGGCTGAATCATTGTAGCTCTCGCCTATGAAACCCCAGTCGTTAACGAAACGATCCTGTGCATAGGTATCTCTCACATTATAACCAAATCCCGCGGTACGATTGGCATTGATGCCTAAAGCACCGTTGGCAGCACTTTGGCCACGATAGGGCTGGCTGGGATCTTTGTAGTAGTATGCGTAGTAGTTGTACCACAGCGTGCGAGACAGATCACCACCATCATCGTGCAGAGTGATGCGCACCGGTTGATAGTTGATCTTCTTCTGGATGATGCGTTTGCGGTTGTACTGATTCAGCACTTCCGTATCGATCTGATACTTTGGAAGTTCTACATTCTTTACAAGGAGACCGATAGTGCTGGTGTCGTTGTTGCCAAACACTGCCTGGGGACCGTTGCGCAGGCTGGGGATAGAATCATTGAGATTGAAATACACATGGAATAGAAACTTGAAACGCGGAGAGTTCTCGTATCCATTGGTGCGGAAGGTCTTGCTGGCATGACGATAATCACGTAGATAATCGTTGCCAAAGAAAGTTTTAAGGAAATCCTGCCCAAAGGCCATGGCAGGATTATCCTGTGATCACGTCGTTGACAGTTCTTGCTACCTGTGCACCAATACCGCTGCTGAGCGGAGTCTGCAGAGCATTGTCAAAGCGGATATTCATGGCTATGGTCATGGGACCTGATTCACCATAGTTAGCATCGTTGTAGTTGACCTGGCGCACATAGCAACCGTAAAGCTCCCAGGTTTCAAGCACGTTGGGTTCTGCGGCACCGTTACCACCGTCCAAAACTTCAAACTTGGTAAGGAATTTATAATCGATACCGGAAGCCGCCGATGCCTGTTCCATGAAATCAAACTGTTTCTGCACCTGCTCACCGATGAGCCGAGAGATCTGTCCTGACGCGTCATCACGAAGGTTCACAGTGACCTCTTCCCAGGTGTACTTGCCCGCGAGATACAGACGGCTATTGTAGATCTCGATAGGCACGTCTTCGAAGCTCACTGACGGTCGGGTGAAATCCATGACCTGCTTGGTGAGCTCGGTGCGTGGGGTTGAAACTCCAAAGTTCTCGAAGAAAACCCTGAAGCGATACTTCATCTTGGGCATGAGTAAACCCTGGTTGGGGTTGCTCTGATCGCTGGCAAACGGCCCCAAGGGTACTGTCATTCTCTGTAGTGATGAAACGGCCATGTATGTTCTCCTTGCTAGTGTTATTTACCACGGCAGAGACCAAAAAAAATGGGGTGTGATCACCCCATTTTACTGCTAGCGATGTGGCTAGACTGTGGCTGACGAAGCCACCTCACCACTGGCGATCTCCCCGGTGTTCTTGATCCGGAGCGGTATGTAGATGAACTCGATGGCCTTCACGGGCTCGATCGCGATGTCAACGTACAGCTCATTGCGGTCGATGCGGGCTGGTGTGTTGTTGCTTTCATCGCACACCACCAGATAATCATAGATGCCGCGCTTGGCCACCAGGTCTACCATTAGTCCTTCGATAGCATTTGATATCTCGTTGCGGGTGATCTGATCGTTGGGTTCAAACACGAAAGTGTTGGCTATCTCTTCGAGCCTACCACGGATGAACGCAACCAGGCGAGCCACGTTGATGCGATCCAAGGCACTGGGTGTGGCTGCTTCGGTCTTGTTGCCGAAATTGGTGATACCTACACCTGGTATGAACGTGATAGGATTGATGCGATTCTCGTACAAGGTATCTCTCAGACCTTGACCAGTGGCTATGGTAATGAACTCGCCGGTCTGGCCGTCAACATAACCCAGACGTTCGGCGTTGTCTATCACGCCTCTGCGCACTCCGGCTGGAGCCAACCAAGGAAAGGCCACTTCGTCCGAACGGATTATGGTACGGATCATCATGTGGCTAGGAGGTTGCACTACCTGGCTGCCCGTAAGATCCGTGGTCTGGCAAGACGGATAGAACGTGCCCAGATAGGTGTCAGCGGTAACAAGTGCGGCTTCGTTATCAGATCCCTGAACAGCGGCATTGGTGGCCCAGGCCGTGATCGCTGTGCCCGTAGGCTCCAGCCTCAAAGGAGTGTCACCCACCACGAAACCAGTGTTTGAACGCTCGTTGTTCAAAGCCACCATGTTGGGGATCAGCTCTGGATACTGCGGGCAGGCCAGGAGATTGAACTGTACCTGTTCTTCTCGCAGGGTGTCCTGTGTGTCTATAGCCGATTTCATGGCAGCTACCACTATCTGGCGCACAGCCTGGCGGCCCATGTATGGTGAACCATCCGCGCGATTGCCGCTCACAGTGAGCCAGGTGTTGGTCTCTAATTCTGCCCAGAAAGCGGTATTGGTGGGTTGATTGCCGGTAGTGGCAGCGATAGCCACGTAGAGCACGGCATTGAACAGCACACGATCTCCCACGGCATAGGTAGTCACGGCAGAATAAGCATCAAATGAAAAATCCGTGGCGTTGAAGTAATCGACCTGGAATGATTTGACATTGAAGCCCGATCTCCGTGTGTTGAACAGCAACATGCCCTCTGGATAAAGGCTAGCATCCGGAGCGTCCACATCAAGATAAGAGCTTGACAGCAGGCTCACGATAGTGGGTATGGGAGCAGTGATGGGATTGGTGGTTCCGTTGGGAGCCCAGCGCGCATCTGCGAACAGGATGCCATTTTCTGTGGTCTGATCCGAGTTCACTATCTGAACCCATTGCAGCACTCCGTCCACTTCCTGCCAGCGATAGATTTGAGGATACAGCTCGAGATTGCTGGTGTCGATCCAGAGGTCGCCCTGCACCAAGGCCGTCTCGTCGCTCTGCTGGATAGGCGCCGTGGCTGATACTATAGGACCAGCAGGATCGGTCTGTGTGAGATTGAATCCGCGCACATCATTGCTCACTGTGCGATAACCCACGAAGTTACCGTTGTTCTGGATCATGATGTCCACTTCATCTACCTCTGAGTAGTACCAGTTGCGACCGTCGGCAGGATCTTGGCTAGGAGCATTGTCGCTAGCGGTGTAGGTCAAAGCCACCCAGTTACTGAGTATGAGATCGCCATCTATTCCGTCACGGACCTGATCGATGGTGGTATTGAATCCAGCATCTACCACAGGGGTACCACTGACATCATTAAGCACTATCACACCACCTTGGCTGTGTGTGAAGGCAATGGCACCATCTGATGTCACGGCTGCAGACACCGGAGAGCCTGCGGGCAGGGCAGCTGATACCGCTGTTACGAATGCGGCAGCAGTGGTGCCTCCCAGCGTCACAGTGACCGCTGTAGAAAGATTGTTGGAGTTGGCGGTGCTGTACTGTATAGTAAAGGTTTCTGCGGCCACAAACGAGGGTGTGGTGGTGTCCCCAACTACAACAGTGGCGCCCGTGGACAAACGCTCGAATACTTTAAGCGTGAAAGTGTTGTTGTACTCGTCTGTAGCATCTTCCGGGCTCACATTGTATTGGGTGTATGTGGTGCCCGCAGCGATATTTCGCCCGCCGCCTGCGGGATCTAGAGCCTTGTTAGCGCTCTGATCATTTTCATAGATAGGAGCCGGCTGAGATACGAAATCGCCCAGAACAGCATCAAATTTTTTCACGATGATGTCGGCGCCTTGATTTACGGCCGTGGTCATGTTCCACACAGACCCAGTGGGTCTACCGCCACCTGTGTCGGTAGCGCGCCATCTAGGCACGGTAAAGTTAGGGCTCTGCTGCAAAGCAGGAGACAGATAACTCGTGGCCGTGATGCCCAAGGTGGTCAGGAGGCCCGCTGTGCTTTCCGGAGCGATCACTATGATACCACCATCTGCTGAAGAACCATCTGACTCAGCATCACTGTCGGCGTAAAGCCAGAGCTTGTTGCTGGTGCGTGTGAGATCAGTTTCAGCTGTGACACCCGGTATGCCCGTGGTGTTGATCTGGGCCACCAGTGCTGCCAAGGTAGTGGTCACCGGTACAGTGACAGTCTGTCCATTGATTATGAGCACATTGCCTTGCGTGAGCGCGGAACCTGTCACAGAGTTAGCACCTTGTACAGTGGGCCAGCTCAACTTCCAGGCATCTGATCCTACTAACACCCAGGCATTGTCTTGGTCTTTATAGTAAACAGGATTGTTGGCATTCGTGGCCACCACGGCATAACCACCGATGCTGCCCACAGCGGCACTGGGGATGCCGCCTGTGAGTTGCGTGGTGCTGGTGATAACCGTGGGGGTCTGCACGGTAAACGCACCAGTAGTCTGGTTCCACTGGAAGATACCCCAGGAAGTGGATGCGGTATCCAGCCAGTAGGTACCATCCTCAGGATCGCCTGTGGGTCTCACTAGGGTAGCAGTGAGTTCGGTAAGATCAACGTTGGCACGCTGCACATAGGCTCTGTTAGATATGCCCAGAGCAGAATAGGCAGCGAGCAACCCATATTCATTGAGCTCGTAACCGTTGATAGGTGTGCCTGCGGCAGTCTTATAGAAGAAAGGATTGCCAAAAGTGGCGGCCAGGTCTCTCTGGCTGGTTATGAGGTAAACCCTACCAGCATTGGCTGCCAGTGTGCCCGCTGCCACACCTATTCCGGTGCCGGAGATCTTGTTCTGCGTCGTGGCGATCAAGAAGTAAGGGACCGAGTTGGTCGCGGCAGGGATATAATTGCTTTCGTCTACGACGGTAACTTCTACACCTGGTGAAATCAGTGCCATGGTTGCATCCTTGTAAATGGTTATTGATATTTATGGATCGACCAAAAAACACCGCCGTTTGCAGGTGCCTTGATTAAGGCCTGCCAAGATAAGTATGTGCATGAGACCACTGTGCCGGGTGTGTGAACGCAATGCCGCTGCCATCAACGGCTATCACAACGGTCGGGTGTACTATCGCAGCAGATGCAATGCCTGCATCAGGAGAGGCCGGCAGCAGAAACCTGCGGCGCCGCGCTGGCAACAGTCAGGTTACAAAAAAAAGAACAGTTGTGATCGCTGTGGATTCCGGGCACGCCATGCCAGCCAGCTCATGGTATATCATGTGGATGGGGATCTCAATAATTCGGAATTACGCAATCTCAAGACAGTTTGCTTGAACTGCGCGGCCCTGATCACGCGTCAGGATCTGCCCTGGCGGCGCGGAGATCTCGAACCAGATCTGTGATCTGCTGATACAGCTCGTCCATGGAGCCGTTGTTGTCGATCACACGATCGAACCGTGTTCCTGCCCACGCCCATTCGCTTTGGTGTGGCAGGTCAGCAGGTCGCGGAGTACCTTCGATTAAATGCTGTTGTACTGGTGTGAACCATGCAGGGTCTGCTCCGCGCACCACACGGATCACATGCCCACCTTGTGCGCGGATCGCTTCAATCTCGTTGGGGAACCTGCAGTCTGATATCACCACGTCATCCGCGGAATTGCGGAGCTTGTTTTCCAGGCTGGCGATCCAGATGTCATCATGGAAACCACGGCGACACACTTCGGTACCCCAGAGCTGCAGCACCAGTCTGGGCGTGATCTCTCTGCCCAGGCGTTCACTCCACCACTGATCTGGTTGTTCGCGCCATTCTCTGCTGCTGCGGCTGCGGCCTTCCAGCATGTCTCTGTCCCAGCCAAACACCGAACCTACCGCATCTTTAAGTGTGGCTGCAAACGAATCCCTGCGGAATTCGTGGATGTTGACGAGATAATCCGCGATGGTGTCTTTTCCGGCACCGATCAATCCAACGATACCTATGATCATACTAGCTCCCGTACTTTGAGATATTCCAGGCTGTCCCACAACAACCGGATCTGCCGGCGGCAGTCTTCCAGAGCATGATGGCTGGCTGGATACTTGTTGAGCATGGGCACCAGGCTGTACACGGTGCGTGAATCACGCACCACGAAAAACTTCCAGGGCAATGGCATGCTGGCCTCTTTGTAGGCATGCTCCAAGATGTTGGCATCGAAAGTGGGGCCATTCGACCAGAATCTCTTTGATTGCCAGATCAGCCGACCTAGCTCCTCTAGGGCCTGTGCCAAAGGTATGCGGTTATCTTCACCAAACGCTTCCTGCTGTGCCACAACGGGCTGTGTAGCCCACCATTCTATGGTCGCTTGTTCTACTCTGCGATTGGGTTGACTACCGGGATCGATACGGGCATAATAGTGCCGATAAGAGTCAAAATCATGGCGCTCCAAAGGATTGAAACACTGCGCGGCTATGGTCAGCACACAGGCTTCGGGTCCGGTACCGCAAGTTTCAATGTCGATCATGATGTCCATGTTACATTATAACACGATCAGATCATTGTGTGTGAAGTTTTTGGACGCCAATTTCCCAGACTGTGGAACCAATCTTGCCATCCGGATTGGCTGGGATGGAAACCATCCTCGCTCATAAGTGCGCGATCGCGGCAGTGTTCATATGGAGTGCTCGGAACACAACGATGCCAGGGTAGAAGCTGTAACAAAGGATCATCTTTGGGTACAGCGCCTCCGAATGAAGTATGTTCATCGGTGTAGGATTGGTAAATGTCGTAGATAAATCCCCATGTGTAAGGTATCCTCAATGATTCTAGGGTATTAAGGCATCCGATCACGCGCATCAAGCTCTGTTGATTTAGATATGTCCAATCCAAAGCCAGATACTGGCTGTAAAAATAACGAGAACTGATCTGTTTGGGATCTCGTATATTATCCAAGGTCCATGTGCCTGCCCATCCGCCGCTGTGCAACCATATACAATCTTCTTCCTGGCTCACATGTGAAAAATTTATGCTGGATTCCATGGTTTTAGGCAGACTGATGTCTATCCTAGACAGTCCAGAAAACAACACAAAAACTTCAGATACTCCCAGGTACAAATGGCTCAAAATTGAATGAGAAATATAGTGATTGCCTGCGCCATTCCTTGACACTATGCGGCAACGCTGATAATCGTGGGCTATGGATCCAAATCCTGTGAGATGGCAAGCGGGATCATTCACATAACTGCAGCCCGCCAGTAGTAACATTAGCCTATGACTAGTGTGAGCGGCTGCGAACCATCTACATAGAGCTTGAGATCTTCGATGCAGCGATCCATCTGGGCCTGCCCTTCGGATTTCATAGCAGCACCGTTGAGGGTACCGCCTCCTTGTGGCCCGGCGATTTGCGTGAATTTCTCTCGGGCCTCGCCTATGATGTACTTGGCCGCACCGGTCATGTAATCTCTGAACCATTGCGAGATCTGATAATCGCTCAGCAACACGATCTCCGGACGCAGATTGTAGGTCCATAGCAACACAACCTCGCCTGTGCCACGCGGATCTCGGATCAGCTGCAGGCGCTTGGTCACAGGGTTCCAGGTGTAGTTGATGTAACCGCCAAACATTCTGGCGGCCAGTTCCACATACTGCTGATAGAAATCGTAAGTGGCCATGCCGCCTGCAGCCTGATTGAAGTTCAGGAGATACACGTTCAGCGTAGCCTGACCAAATGGATCAAAACTGTAACCGCCCACACCAGTGATACCGATGGTACGCCGGAAGATCTGTCGCACCGAGATGGTTTCTTGCGGCAGATAGTACTCGTTCACATTGTCTTCGAGCTCTAAGAAACTGTAGCTTTCTTCATACGCGTTTTGAGCACGCTGGCGATAGGTGCCCAAGGTGCGTTGATAGGCAGCTTCGTAGTGGGCAGGATCTAGTTCGAGATCGATGATCTGATCGCCCAGTTGCAGTTGCACATATTCTATCAGCTGCTTTTTGAGTGGGTCTAAGGTGTCGTTGGCCATGGGGATTCCTTACCCCATATTTATCGCACCTTGAGCAAGACCAAATTCTCGTTGCTGCGGCCGTTAAATTTAACTTCGGTGGCCTTTATGTCTTTGAAGAACTTGCGGGTGTTGGCCACTCCCCCTGTGAGCAATCCTCGGATCTGCTCCGCAGGTTTCCTAAGGGTTTTCTGCACGGAGTTCACGGTGTCGAATCCCACGAGACTGGTGCCTTTCACTGTCATGGTTCCTATGTGGCTGTCGGCCACCGCGTAGATCAATTTGCGACCTTTGGTATCGTAAAGCCAGACCTCCTGGCTCCCTACCAATTTTGTTATGGGTTCGCTCACAAGCTTGAGCTCTACAAATTCTTTCAAGTAACGGAACTTCTGTGTGAGGCGTTCGGCGCTGACGGGTTTCTTCTTGCGTGGCGCCCGCTCGGTCTTTTTGATCTGCACATAGCTACCGCAGTCAGAGATCACAGTCTCTGCGAACCTGATAAGATTTTTCAGCTGCAATTTAGAAAAATTACCGTAACCTTCTGCGAGCTGGCTGTCTTTGCCTCCTATCACTTCTTCCAGAGCCGTCAACCTAATGCGCCACATCTCTGCTATTTCGCTTACTAACTGTGGTGCCACATTCAGTCCGCGCAACACCACCATTGGTTTGTAATCCGCGTTCATCCGGGATCCGGCCGAGATCATCTCGTCGTACATGCCTTCGATTTCGCCTGCAGCTTCCGTCATTCGGTCTCGCAGGCGATCCTGGATAGTAGGCCGGACCACTGGATCTTCAACGGATGCTGTGACCTGTTTGACCGAGTGATTGGCACCTATCAAGATGCGGATGTGATTGTCCACGGCCAGTTGCTCGTGTTCTGTGAGCTCCAAGCCCATCAGGTTCATGCGGGCCAGCCAGCCAAACACATTGACCATGGCGCCATCGGGCACACGACCAAATTCTCGGGCTTCTCGCGCACGGTCGGTGCGGGTGAGCCAATCCGTGATGAATTCTTTCACTTCTTTCTTGCCATAATGATAGCCGTACCAATAGAAAGCAGCGCCCAAGCGGCTGTTTCTGTCATCAGCGGTGGGCTGAGTGCGCCATTCTGGTTCGATGCCAGTGTATTTGACATCGGCGGTGCGAGGATTCAATGGTCGTATGGGTCGAGCGGCGGTGGGTGTCATGAGGCATCCTTTTGCATGAGTTTAGCGATCAATATGTGAGCTTCAAAATTTTTCAGAGATTCTTCGGCCTGTTCTAACAGCAGATCAAACCGGTGCGAGCCTCGACCGCGCTGGCGGCAATTCACCCATTCTGAGTTGGCCAGATTCAGCCGTTCCTGCACTGCCCGGTGCATGATCCAGAATTCTCGCAGGCCAAATCGCGACCCGATCGTGGCACGATGTGCTTGATCCAAGCGGTCTTGTAGATTCTGCCAATCCGTCAGGTCCATACAGTATTTTAGCAGGATTGGCTTTTGCGATCAACCTGCGAATAAATATCTTGTGTACAAACCAGCGTTGATGATCCATCAAATTCACAGAGATCTTTTCCGATGGCCATTGGAAAAGTTTGTGTTGACCTTTGATGATGGTACAGAAGATCATTGGCAGTTTTTTCCTAATTTTGTGACCATTTCCACCCGAAAAATTTATTTTGTGACCTGTTCATGGGTCGGCAGACCAGGTTTTGTGACCGTGGAGCAACTCAAAAACATGATGACGCATCCGAATGTAGAAATCGGGGCACACAGTTTTGCTCATGCTGATCTCAATGATTTGACTTTGCAACAAAAGATTTTGCATCTTGAACAAGATACCCAGCAGACTTGTGAATGGTTCATGTTGAATCTCGGCATGGTACCTCGAATCTTTGCATATCCAGGTAATCATGCCCAATATGGCATTTACATCAAGATTTTGCAGAAGTACGGATTCGACGAATTTTTTGGCAATGAAAGGATAGATCCTGCCTGGCTAGACGATCCAGAATGGACGCGCTGGCATAAACTTTGGTAAACAATGATTCCATAAATAACGGACTATGCCCAGATTAAGCCTTTGGAGTCCCCAGAAACGCAACGATTACCGATTCTTTGATAGAACCATATCGGAGATGTATACTGTTGGTGGCCTGGATCTCTACATCCACAAATATCTGGGTCCAAAGACCGGAACCGGAGATTCGGCAGAATCCGGTAACTTTGACCCCACGCAACCCAACTATACCTTCGAAGATCCCTTGTTCATACAAGATCTCTTGCTGGGCGAAAATCGTGATCGCGCTTACGACCCCGACATCTATCGCATGCGCGGTGTGTACAATTCCCAAGATATCGATTTCAATCTCACGCAGTTCGGTCTTTTTCTCAACAACGACACCCTGTTCATCACGTTCCACTACAATGACATGATCGATACCATACAGCGCAAGCTCATGGCCGGTGATGTGATAGAGGTGCCCAATCTACGCGATTTAAATCCGCTAGATCCGGCCACCCTGCCCTTGCCTCGTTATTATGTGATCCAGGACGCGGCCTTCGCATCAGAAGGCTTCAGCCAGACCTGGTTCCCTCACACCTGGAGGGTGAAGGCCACGCCCCTGGTCAACGCACAAGAATACCAGGAGATCCTGAACAAGCCCCTGGTCACTGAGACCATCTGGGATCCAGGACAGTTCTGGTCCGCAGGCACCATAGTAAACTCAGGCGATGTGTACTATCGAGCTCGAATCGATGTGCCCGCGGGTACCGAGATAACCAATACCACTTACTGGGAAGAGATCAATCCGCCCACCATCGAAGACAAGGCCACATCAAGGCCCAAAGATCTGGAATTCAATGACGCCATCCTGGCAGCGGCAGAACTGCAGGTACCGCTGAGTGGTTACGACACTGTGAAGTTCTACATCTTCCCCACCAATCCAGATGGTACACCCGCAGATCCCAACTCCATCACCATCGATGCTTCTCTGCCTACCGTGGACGCCACGGGCACCAATGTCGCGGATGCCAGTCAAACACCCAGGGCCGATGGATACACCATGGGCTATCTCACCGGCGATGGCATCGCTCCCAATGGTTTACCGGTCACACCCGGTGTGAGCTTTCCGGCCAATCCCTCAGAAGGTGATTATGCCCTGCGATTGGATTACTGGCCAAATCGCCTGTTCCGCTACAATGGTCGCGCCTGGATCAAGATCGAGGAGAAAGTCAGGACCGATCTCACCAACGGACCTCAGAACAATACCTTGCGTTCAACATTCGTCAACAATACATACACAGTGAGAACCACGGATCAGGGCAACATACCCAGCAGGCAGAGCCTGAGCGAGATCCTGCGACCCCGGGCGGACAACGGCAACGATGGTGGAGACAAGCCCGCCAATCCTTATCCGCCCACGCAGCCTGGACAACCTTCGAGCTAAGGATCAGCAGTGCAACAATATTTTTATGATGCCCAGATAAGACGATTCCTCCTGCAGTTCACCAGGATCTTCTCCAACTTCCAGATCATGTATGGAGCGCAGGGTTCTGAAAACGAGACCCTGGTGCGCGTGCCGGTGCGCTACGGCGACTTCAGCCGGCAAGCCCAGACTGTAGCACAGCAGAACTCCTCCAGCTTCATGCCATCCACTCCCTTGATCACCTTCTATGTCACGGGCATGGAGTACCAACAGGACAGGATGCAGGAGCCATACTTTGTGAGCAAGATCCAGGTCAGGCAGAGGACCTATGATTCCGGTACGGATACCTACGAAACCACGCAGGGCAATGCTTTCTCCATCGAACGGCTGATGCCGGTGCCCTACAGGATGACCATCACCCTAGACATCTGGACATCCAACACACACCAGAAGTTCCAGATCTTCGAGCAGGTGGCCACTCTGTTCAATCCCAGCTTGGAGATACAGAGCACCGACAACTACATCGACTGGACCAGCCTCTCCATAGTGGAGCTGGAGGCCACTACCTTCACCAGCAGGACCATACCCATCGGCACAGAAGATCCCATAGACATCATGACCATGCGATTTGGCCTGCCTATCTGGATATCGGCTCCGGCCAAGGTCCGGAAACTGGGTGTGGTTGAAAAAATCATCGCGTCTGTGTTCGATGCGCAGGGCGATGCCAACGAAGCCATCACCAACAACGATCTCTTGCTGGGTACCCGGCAGAAATTCACGCCCTACAACTTCCAGGCCTTGTTGATCGGCAACAAGGTGCAAGCCTTGAAGTACAGCCAGACCGTGCCTGTGGCCAACGCTTCCGTGGCACCACCGGAATCACCACCCAGCAACGAATTCTGGCAGGCCGTGGTGGGTCAGTATGGGGTACTAAGACCTGGCATCAGTCAGATGAGGTTTGATAATCAATGGGGTGATGACACCCAGATCATTGGTGCTGTGAGCTTTGATCCCACCGACGATCGTTTCCTCCTGATAGATCTTGACGCAGATACCTTGCCTCAGAACACCTTGGACCCTATAGACGCCATCATAGACCCTTTGGTCAGCGGCCCTGGAGCAGGATTGCCTGCAGCAACCACAGGCACCAGATATCTCATACTGGACGATATAGGATCCTCAAGCAACGCTGTGCCCGCTGCCAGTTGGGGACTGGTGGTAGCCCGGGCCAACGACATCATCGAGTACACTGGCACACAATGGCAAGTGGTATTTGCGGCAGCTGATGCGGAATCTGTTCAGTTCGTGACCAATGTCACCACCGGCATACAATACCGTTGGACTGGAGAAACTTGGGTCAAAAGCTATGAAGGCCTGTACCCCGGAGGCGAGTGGAGTCTGGTGTTGTGAATGCGGTAGGCGTTTGGTTTTACAGTGTCAACACCCAGCGTTATCTCTATCTCATGCGCCGAGATTCAAAGAACCCAGGCTGCTGGGGACTGCCAGGTGGTAAGGTACATGTGAACGAGAGCTTGCTGGCGGCCATGCAGCGAGAATGCGCGGAAGAGATTGGTCAGTTTCCAGACTACATCAGGCTCATACCCTTAGAACAGTTTACCAGCGCAGATGGTGCGTTCCATTACCATACTTTTTTCTGTTCAGTGGCCCTGGAATTCCGGCCCGATCTCAATCATGAACACCTGGGTTATGCCTGGATCGACAGCGGCACTTGGCCCCGACCCATGCATCCGGGGCTGTGGAACACAGTGAACTTTGAAGCGGTGCAAGACAAGATCCAGCAGATCACCGCTCAGATGTCGCAGTAGGAAACAAATTCTTTGGTGTTCATGCAGCGAACGTTTGAATGGCTGCGCCATGATTCAGGCATATTGCCTTCCACGCCAACCAGCACAAACGCGGTACCCGAATATGCTGACATGATGCTGTCAATGTCAGAGATCCAGGTCTTGGTGCCTGCAAGAGTCTCAAGACAGTATCCCAACATAAACACTTCGGCATGTCCATCAAACGCAGCCAGATACAATGGAGTCGCGAGACTGTCCAGCTGCGGCAGATAAGGGATAGGATAGAACCTTCCTGGGTTGTCTATGCAGATTCGAGCCGTGGTAAACACTGTGCATCGTTGATCATAATCTTGTGAGACCATGCGATCTATCTCCGATCTGTCTGTGCAGGCGAAAAAATCAAACCGCATGTCCTGCCAGAGATCACCGGTGCCATAGGTCTGCAACCGTTTCCGGCCCATGAGACCTCCTCGGTGGCGCTGCAATCTCTGGTATTGGAATCTATGGCTGAGCGTGCGGCTGCCTATCACAGCAGCCCTGCCCGAAATGTGATGGTTCTCTATCACATTGGGTATCCATTCACGTGTTTGATGGCTTTCACCATCTGCTAATCGGGTTTCTACAATCACAAACTCGCCATGATAATCACGGCGATATCTCTCCTGGATCACAGGCGGCCTACCAGGACCTCGATGCGACCTGTACCATCTTGATCGTGATCTTCCAGCGCTTTTCCAATCACTGCGCCAGGTCTGTACTGATCTGTGGGCAGGCTCACGGCGTGTCCAGCCGTGGTACTGCTGCACAAGAGATCACCTCGGCGGATGCGTCCCGCTACCAAGCATGGCACGCGCCCCAGCAAGGCCACCGTGACCACGTGATCGCCAGAGGCTCCAGAGTTCATGATGAAAGCAGGATCAGTAGACACCACGCCCGCGATGCGCGTGCTGGCAAAGGTATTGGTATGTGTGACTTCTGCAGCACCGCCAATCTCTACCACGGTACCGGGTTCATAGCCGTGATCGGCTAGGTATTTTTCTGCCACGTCCGCATACTGCGCAGATGTGGCCTTGGCAAACACAGTATCAAATACCGAAGTGCTAGATCCTATATTGCCCACACCATTGGAGCCAGTTTTCGTGATGGATGCCAGACTCACGAGCCCAGCTGTAATAAGGTTGCCACCAGTGATATTGCCGGTGGCAGAGATCAACCCAGCCGTGGTTAGGTTTCCACCTGCCACGTTACCAGTGGCCGACACGAAACCTGTGACGTTGGCACCGCTGGAACTCAACAACTGGATGGTGCTGCCACCCACGTTGGCACGGATGTTACCGCCTGAAGCGATCACAGCGACGCTGCTGGTTCCGTCTGATATTGAGTTAGCGCTGAGGCCGCCGATCTCCGCGTCAACATAGGCCACAGTAGCTAGATTTCCACCACCGCCCGCGGTCACACCATCATGCACCCTGAGAGTCCAGTTGGTGGTATCCACGGTAATCTCAGCCAAGGCTCCAGTGAAAGCGTTGTTTTGCGTTGCTGTGCCTCGGCGATATTGTACTTGTGTTGACATTTTTGTTCCTTGAGATATTTATGAGACGATCTGGCGGTCTGTCACGCGGCGCCAGTTGGTACCATCCGAGAATGCGGGTACAGCACCGCCAGTTTCGTCGCTACAATACACAAACTGTGCAGCAGGATTGGCCGACAGATTGGCCAGTTGGGCCACGGTTTTTGTTGGCAGGATCAGGCTGTCTGGTTGGATCACACCACCAGTGACGATCGGTCCCAGATCGTATTCCACTGTGGCCACATCTGTTATCAGACCAAGATCTTCTTCCACTGTGACCGCTTCTGTGATTGTGCCCATGTCGCCACCGGTGGCAAAGATGCTGTCAGTGGCCACTGATCCAATGGTTATCGTGTTATTGGCAGCATCTGTCACGATAGAAATACCGGTGCCTTCGGCAAAGGTCAGCGTGTCGCTGGTATTGTCGGCGCTGACAGTGGTTTCGCCCGCTACCGCTATGTTGCCAAATGCATTGATACCTGTGAGAGTGGTTCCGTTGCCTGACACAGTGCCTGTGATCGCCAAACCTGCGGAATTGAAATTGGCAATTTGATTGTCCGCAACACCCACTGTGACATTGCCACCTGATGAGACCACGGTGACATTAGAGGTGCCGTTGGAGATTGAATTGAGGCTGATCCCTGTTACCGCGAAAGTAACGGTCTTGGTGGCATTGTTGCCCGTGATTGAGATATTGTCGCCAGCCGTGAAGGTCACGGCATCTCCCACGGTATTGGCCAGCACTGCGGTACCATTGGCCGAGATGTTTCCAAAAGCGAATGCTGAGTTCTGCTCAAACACCAGCGGAGTGGTACCGATGATGATGGGATCGTTGGTGGTGAGCTTCCACTGTGTGTCTTTGTACTCAGTGCCTTCGGTGACCATCACGATCATGCCAGCTTCGATCTCGCCGTCTTGATTGCCATCAGAGCTGCGCACCCAGGTGCCATTTGAACCCGCGCCCACGGTCTGCACAATGTAAAGGCCGTTTTCTGATCCAGGATCTTGACCTGCGACCAGCACCCTGTTTCCCGCCACCAGGCTTATACCATCTACTTCGGCAGGAGCACCACCCGACAAGGTGATGTCCGTGAGGGTGATCACGCGCACCGCCTGCTTGTAGTCTATGTCCGAAATCTGTTCGGCGCGGATCCTGGTTAAGCCCATGTATTCACCATAATAATGTGATATTTAGCCAAAAAAATAGGGTGCTGATGCACCCTATCTTGGCCATCGATTCCTTACACGCGGCCCACCACCACTTCGATCACGCCATCTGCGCCATCAAAGTCTGCCAGAGCCTTGCCGATAACCGTACCCACTGCTGCGACGTTGTTGGCGCGACCACGACCATCTCCGGTGCTGACGATGAGATCCCCTTTGCGTATGGTGCCTGTTACCCTACATGGTACTCGTCCTGTGAGGGCCACTGCTGCCACGTGTTCACCGGTCTGGCCTGAGTTCATTAGATAGGAGGGATTGGTCGAAACCACGCCAGCCACACGGGTGCAGTCTGTTTGATCGCACAGCGTGACTTCTCGCAAGCCACCAAAGCACAGCACGGTACCGGGTGCGTACACAGTATCCGCTTCGTACATCTCGGCAAGGTCAGCGTATTGCGCTGATGTGGCTTTGGCGAACACTGTGTCGAATGCCGAGGTACTAGAACCAATGTTGCCCACACCGTTAGATCCGGTCTTGGTTATTGATGCCAGGCTCACTAATCCGGCGGTTATGAGATTGCCACCTGTGATGTTGCCCGTGGCTGTGACAAAGCCTGTGACATTGGCTCCGTCTGAGCTGAGGAGCTGTATGG